TCAAAATGTTTTGGGGTCAAAACCGTGGACAGTGCAAACCCGGGCCGCCATGCGCTGGAAGCGCGGGCCGTGCAGCTCGCGGTCACCGGTCAGGTGCTGACGAAGATGGATCATTTCATGCGCAAGACTGGCCAAAACCGTTTCGGTATGGCCGTTGCTCGTTTCGCTGACCCGGATAAATGGGATCCCTTTTTCCACGCCAAAGTCGGCCGACAGACCGGCATGGCGTACGACATGAAACCCCAACTCGTCCGAATGGGGCAGTCTCCAGCGCCGAAACGGCTCTGCCGTTCGCAGGAAATCATACCCCGCCGCCAGCATGTCCGGCGTCAGCCGCAGGGTCATCGGCAGTCCTTTGGATAGAATAAGGGAAAGGCCCCGGCGGCCCTTGCGAGCCAAGCCGGGGCCAGTGTGCGCTCAAGCTGACCGGAGGGGGCGGCCGGCGAGCGCGACGCTATTTATGGATGCTCTAGCGGCAGTCGCCGTAGGTCTTTTGCGACGGCGACACGCGGCGTAGCTGGATGATCTTCCAGCCATAATCCTTCATGAATGACTTGTTGTCGAAGGTTCCGGTTATTGCCTTTTCTGAGATCGTGCCACTGAACGGCGCAGACCTTTTCTGGTACTCGTAGGGAAAACTGATTTTTCCCTTGCTGAGTTCGTCTGGCGAAATTTTCTTCAGGTCCATTTCCTCGAACGAAATCCCGCTTGCCTGCTGCATAGCCAAATAGGATGCATCGCCCAGCCTAAGGACTACAATCCGGATGCCGTTCAGATCACCACTGTCTTTGTTGATACAAACATTGGAGTAGACCGCAAGACTGTCAGCAGCGGCGGCAAGCGGAATGCCCGGCAGAAGGTACAGTGCCAAGACGGCGATGATATGGCGCATGACAACCTCTAACGATCCGGAATTTCCCCGCGGGAGGCTGCGACAGCGCGAGAGAAGTTGTCAATAAGCTGACGCCGGTCCGTGCCCGGATCGGAATAGAAGTGCACCGGATCCGGTTTGCTGTAATTACCACCCCAGCTCAAGCCTGCGGCTTTTGCAGCTTCCAATACTTTGCTGGCCGCTGCCTTGTCCAAGCCTTTCCAACTGATGTCCACGCCACGCCCAGCGGAATGCAGACTGTCGCGCGCCGGCGTGATGGCAGTGGGATTGTCGTGCAGAGCGTCCTGCGCAGCCTGATCCCTATAGCCCGACGTGAACTGCAAGGAGATACCCTGGTCCTTGGATTTCTGGATGAAATCTCCAAGCTTGTCCGCAAACTCAGGATCGAGATAAGTCGGGCCCAGCCCCGGCAAGTAATATTGGCCGGCTTCCGCCTCGGCATCCGATGAATTGTCTTTCCAATTCTCCGGAATGTCCGGCATAGCAGCGGTCGATTTTCCCATGATTTTCTCCCAAAGGTAAACTTTCCCATCCCAGCCGTTAGTTACCCCGACTTAGGATTAAATAGATCAGCGAACCGCACACGCTCATCAGCACGGTGATCGAAGTGATCGCCGCCACCCAAAAGCGCAGGAACAGCCCTTTCACATCCTGTTTCAACTCGGCCAACCCCTGAATGATATGGCCCTGGCGCTCGGCGCAGACCTGCTCATGGGCGGCGATGGTCAACAACGCCCGGTTGGCGGCGTCGCGCGCCGTCTGATCAATCTCGGTCATCGCGGCCAAGCCCCCACGGTGGCCGCATGGCGCGCCGCACACAGGCCATATTTTTTCAGCACATCATTCTGTACCCAGTCCTGCCAAAGATCATAGGAAGCGCCCGGCGGTTCAGTCAGCGTCGGGCACGGCTCGCCCAGGCTTGGTGCCAGCGGCGGTATTTGCTGCGGCGACGGCCTGACGGAGCGCGCGCATCCGCCCGTCATCAGGCATGCAGCCAGAAGGCAAAGGATGGCTTTTGATCGCATTTTGCAGATCCTTGGAAATGACATCGAACTGGCGGCCAAGCCCATCCTGGAGCCCCAACAGGGCTTGGGCGGCGCTTTGGATACGCCCCGCCTGCACCACAAACCCGGCCAGCGCGGCTTGGCTATCGCGCGCATTGGCGTCGGCCTGGTCGCGCTGCATCTGAACAATTGTCAGTCGATAGCTCAGCGCCGTCGCGTAACCGGTGGCGCCTGACGCTAGCAATGCCGACACCAATCCCGCCGCCGCATAGCCCTTCCAGCCGGCCAGCAACGCCAGCAGACGGCTCACGCGCGCCCCTTTTGATCCACCAGCCGTCCCAGCACCGCCGCCACCAGCAGGGCCACAGCCAGCGCGTGAGTCAGCCAGTCGGGCAGCCAGGCACGCACACTGTCGGGAAAGGCCAGAACCGAAAGTTGTATTGCGCCTGCTGCCGCCACGAATTGGACAGAGAACCACTTCCAGGCCGACTTCCAATTGGCCACCAGTTTCATGTGTTTTTCCTTTTGGCCTATCGCTTCGCTACTTGAGGCCCAGGCTCCACAGTGCGGCCTCGGCGGCGCGGCGCTTCACAAGCCCCGGCAACACCTGGCCGTCGTCGAAGATCCAGGATTTGAGACAGGCCGGCACCAGTCCATAGCCGCCCTCATTGAGCTTCCTGAGTAGCGTGCTCTTGGAGAATGCCGCCCCGCCTTCGTTAAAAACAAAACTCACCAGAGCCGAAAACTGATTTTCTGTCAGCGGCACCTTGACCAGCGCCGTAACGGCCCGCTCGGCTTCCATCAGGTCAGCTTCCAGCAGTTGCCCAGCTTGCTCGACATTGATGCTATCGCCGGGCCTTACACCTCGCGTATGGCCATAGCCGATGGTCCAGATGCCGGACGTGTCCCGGTAGGCCTCCAGCCGTAGGCCTTCTGCATCGCAGACAAGTGCCAGCCCCGCGGCATTGATGGTCCGCGTCATGGCGCCTCTCGATGTCAGGAAGTTAGCGGCTCGCGATCAGGACCTAGTGCCGAAACTACATGCCGTAGAGTTTGGCACCGAGCTGCGCACCACCCGCAAGGGTCCCCAGAATCCCTCCAAGCACATCCCCTTGCTTGGTTGTCGTCTGACTTGTGGTCTGCTGCATCGGCATCATCCCCAACGCCTGGTTGCGCAATTGCTGCTGCTGATAGGGATAGTTGAGCTGCCGCATGAACTCCTCATAGGCCGCGTCATCCTGGGTCTGTTGCAGTGCCTGCTGCTGCGCTCCTACCGCGGAATAAAGACCACCTTGGCGAATGAGCTGGTTCACATAGTCGTTGCCCAATCCAGAGTATTGATTGGCCGCATTCATGCGCAGTCCTGCCCCCGCCAAATCGTTGGCCGCATTAGCGACATTCGCGTTATAGGCACCGGTGGCATTGAACTGGTCGGCATTCAGCCGGTTGGTGGTGTTGTACTGGTCCGCCGCAAACCGGTTGGCGATGTCGGACAGTGCCGCCTGTTGCGCATTCTGATAGCCGGCCTGACGCAATCCTGCGGTTGTCGAGGCCACATTGCGTAGGTAATCGTTGGTGGTATTGGCATCCAGGACTGCTTGACGCGTTCCGCCAAAGGCATGCGCGGCGGTCGCAGCGGCATTATCGGCCACACCTTGCACCTCACGCGCATGAGCCAGGTCCCCCAACGTCGCATCGATAACGTTACTCGTATAGGGATTGAGATAAGGCGAAATATCTGTCGCAGAGAGCTGGCCCGCAGATATGTTGACCGGAGCGACAGCTTGTGGTGCCGCAATCGTGGGTGCGCGATAGTTCAGCAACGAACCCACAGTGTTCTGCGCCTGGCTGATGGCAATGGTCGCAGTTGGGTCGGCGGCAGCCGCCAGTAAAGCATTGAAGCCGGCGGTCTGGTTGGTATTGAACCCGGCCAACCGCTCGCCCGTGTAGGGCTGAAACGGCAAGTCAGCGACCTGGTTCGCCCTGGCATAATTCTGATTGTAAAGCGCCATCAGTGCCGGATCGACTTTGGTGCTGCTCTCGGTACGCGAGGAACTTCCGCCCATTATTCCATATCCTTTGTCATGACTGTCCACAGATGCCGGTAGCCCAACGCCGCCCCAACAGGCATCCAAGCCGGCTTGATGCCGAAGGCAATGATCTTCTTGCAGGCGCTGGCGCGCGCCCACAGTTCAAGCGCCGGCTCCATTGCGCAGGTCAATTCCTTGAGCGCTGCTCCTTTGCGCCCGCCGCCGGCAAAGATGTTCAAAGCCTTGCAGTTGGGATAGAAAATGAATTCGGTAACGGCGGCGCAGTGTTTCCCTGGCCAAAAATGCATCTCGCCGCTTGCGATAGCCTGCTCAACGTCTCCGATCTGATACAGGCCCGTAGGCTCCACCGCCGCCCGGATCCATTCCCGGCAGCGCGCCCAGTCCTCATGCAGCTGTGTCACGTGATAACCAGCGTCCCGCTCGATACAGTTAAGGTCTTTACAGCGCCAGTGACGCTGTCACGCAGCTGGAGCCTGTCGAATACTATCCCGGTCTTGAGATTGCGCTTGTCCTCGCGTTCCAGGATACCGCGCAGTTGTGCCTGATCGCTGCCGTCATATTGGACAGGAGGTTTAGGAAGCTGCATCACCCCCTCCCTTCGCCGGCCGCAATCTCCAGTTTCGGAGCGCCAAAACGCCAATTTACGGCGCTGGTTCCCCTGATGGTCATTTCGACCTGCCCGCCACTGAAACGCAAATCGGTTTTCTGGAACAGGGAATAAGGCCCGAAATTCGCACCCGCATCATCGGCATTGCGCCTGACGGTAAAGGATGCTGTTACAGCATCCATTGTCGCATCATCGGGATAGAGTCCCATGACATGCATGATGTTGTCGCCATTGCCCAATTCTATGGGACCGGTGGTGATGAACGGGACAGTGCCGTCATAATCCCAGCCGAGCTCGTGATCGTAAATCTGGCCGTCTGCCGAAATCAGGATCGGATACTGAAACACGCCCTTGTCCACACCACAGGTCCGGGCAACCCGGCCGATATTCCAATAGTTATCCTTGTAATGCCATACAACGCATCGATCGATCTCGCTGGAGGAAGACGAACAATAACGCCACTCGATCTCGAAATTGGCGGAATTGGTTATTGCCACCACCTTGGAGATTTGAAGCGGATTGATGTCCTGGCGAATGTAATCCAACACCTCGCATGGAAGCGGCACAACATTGCCGCCGTTCCATAGCCAGAAATTCAGCGTCGGGCTCATCCAGGCTGCTTCACCGGTACCGAAAGACGCTACAGCCTGGCGGGAAATGACCCCACAATTTTCACCGACCTTGTCAAAGCCGTAAACCAGCGTCCCGCCGATATATTGTGCGGCGTGAACGTCCAGATCCGTGAACAAAAGGGTCAAACCCTTCACCCTGCAGCCGCACATCAACCGGCCAGCGGTCTGGAGCGGAAAGCTGCCGGCCTGATTGGTGGAAGATGGCGTCCAGACGGTATTATTCTCCTGATCGCACCAATCCAGAGTACGCGGATCGGAGGTTCCCAAGGCGAATACGAACCGTTCGGCAGTTGTGACAACCGCCGAACAGTTCGGTGAATTCGTCACCTGCGCTGCCTTAATCCCGGTATTCAGTTGCCATTGATAAAGCTTGCGGTCATCGGGACTGACGCCCAGAAGATATTCGCCCCAAGTGTCCAAGGTCCATTGGGTTGCATCCAAAACCAATGACGTATCCGGACGCGGCGTGCCATAAGTGCTGGTGCCATAGGTGCTTGTTCCATAGCCGCCGGCAGCGATAGCATCCGCCCGGCCGGCGACTAACCCCACTGGCGCGATGTCGGAAACGGAGCCGGCCCGGTCCGCAACATACAGCTTGCTGTGCGTTCCAATGCCCAGCCAGGTCTTGGCATCATTTGCCTTCCATGCCAGGGCCGCACGTGCGCTGCCGGTTAGCACGCCGGTTCCCTTCCGTCGCCAACCGTTTATGGGCCCCAGGGCTGCGCCATACCAGCGTATACCCCAGGCGTCGTAATACCGGCCCTTGCTCTGATATCGCGTACCGTCATGGAAAATGCCTGGCGACAGGGCCAGGGAAAGCCTCGCCATCAGCTGGCCTCCAGTATTGCGAGGCGAGCATTGGCCTCTTTGAGCGCCGCCACCAGCAACGGGATAACATCGGTATAGGACAGGATCAGATGTCCGTTGTTCGGATCAGCGGAGTCCTGCGTGTTTGCATAAACACCAACGGCCTCGGGCAAAACAGCCTGGACGTCCTGCGCGATAAGGAACGCGCGCCTCTTGCCAACCCCATCCGTGAGATAGCGCCCAGTGACGGCGCGCAACGACGACACCTTTGCGCTTGCATTCTCTATCGAAACCAAATCTGTCTTGGCCCTCTCATCAGAGATTGTCTGCCATGTCGCGGCACCGTCGGATAGAATAACGCCATTGGTGCGGCAAATCATTTTGATGCCGTTTCCATCCTGCGTGGTGAGCCCCTGCGAGGAGTAAACACCGTCAGCGCCAAAAGCGCGACATGTGAGGGTGCCAGAACCAGCAGGTGCGAGAAGTATATTCGCGGCCAAGATGTCCCCCTGAATATTGGCGCCGCCATAAACGGAAAGCATATTGCTGGCTATGCGAGAACCACCAACTGCAACCCAGTTCGTGGTTTGAACGGCCGAGGCTGTAAGAGTATCCACGCTCGGAGAAATCGCGTGAACGAATGCGCCAGTCCCGGTATGGGCGGCGGGATTGTAAGCCGTAGCGCTATAGGATATTGCGCGCCAGTTTCCCGAAGCATCGGACTTGAAAATGGCGGCATCCCCTGCCGCCGTCACGATGTTGCCCCCACCCGGCAAAATCAGGCTGACCGCATTGTGCGTCAGCGCGAGGGCGCCGGCAAAACGCACAAACCGGATGCAATTGGGCGCGGTTCCGAGGCTTGTGATGGTGTTGTTGCCCGTGATCGCAACAGCCGTCGAGGCGGCCGCCCCGATATCGGTGACGGCAGCAGAAGCGATCGAAACCTCCGCGCCGGGCATCAATTTGCCCGCGAAAGCGTCAATCAGGTCCAGGTCGGCGTTCAACTCGCCGCCCCAAGTATCGCTGTCCGCGCCCACCGTGGGTTTGGTCATGCCCAGATTTGTCGTTGTCATGATGTGCCTATCGAAGTTTCCAGGTTACCGGGTTGGGATGTGCTTCATTCCAGACTTCCGCCTCGGTTGGGACAGCAAGCCAGCCGGTCGTTGCCAGATCCGCCTGCGTCCAGACATCCACCTCGACCGATGCCGCGATCCAGCCGGTCACTGCCGGTGCTGCACCTGTCCAGACTTCGCCGCGGCGAGTGAAATTCGCTGCGCCGCCGCTGATGGAAAATTGGCGACATAGAGCCGCCATACGCCCCGCCAATCTGCCGGAGACCAACTGTCCATTCAGCGTGAACGCCCCGCGTGCCGCCGCAAGGGATCTCAGGCGTCCCGGCGTGGCGGAAAAACCGGTACAGGCAAATGACCCTTGGCCCGCCGCCAGCTTGCGCCCACATTTCAGAACAGCGGACTGCCCGGTCTCCGCAAAGCTCGCTTGCGCGCCAGCAAGGCGGCGTCCCCATCGCGGCGTTGCCGCCTGACCAGTGAGAGAAAAACCCGCCTGCGCAGCCGCGAGGCTCCTGCCCCAGACCAGCAGCGCGCCATTTCCCGTCTCTGCGAACGAACCCTTGCTTGCCGCCAAGGTATAGGCCGTTCCGCCACCGCTTGGCGTATAAGTGATGACCAGAATGCCCTGGCCGCCCATGCCAGGAGTGCCGTCTGTGCCCGAATGCCGGCCTGCGCCGCCGCCACCGCCACCGTAAGCGCCGCCCGCGCCACCGTTGCCGCCCGTAGTTCCAGCGCTTGCCCCGCCACCACCACCACCGCCACCAGAGGCACCATGAGTGCCATCAAAGGCAGTATCCATACCACCAGCAGCACCATGTCGATGTGTAGAGGTAGCGCCGTCACCGCCACCACCTCCACCACCAGAAGTGCCTGCAGTAGCATCAGCAGAAGAGGTACCACCAGAACCTGCGCCGGTGCCCCCAGTGCCCTGACCGCCATTGCTACCGGTGGTATCGCCAGTTACATCACCGCCAACTGTAGAAGACCCGCCATTAGACCCACCTCCGCCCGCGCCAGCATCTCGCCCACCAACTGCATTACCACCAGTCTTTCCCGTCCCAATTGGGCCGCCCGATCCTCCACCGCCCGCTGCACCAACCAAGGTTGTTCCTGGCGTATTACCACCACCTCCGGCGGCACCCACTGCGCTTGCAGCAGCACCAGTCCCACCTGTTCCGCCTGCCCCAGCCGTCACAGTGGAAGCATTGCCGCCATTCTTGGCTTCCATGACGATGGTTCCACCACCGCCAGCGCCGTTCTTGATCCATGCGCCATTCGCACCGGAGCCGGCGCCACCCGACGGAATATTGACGTCTACGGTGGAGGACGGCGTAAGGGTGACATTGGAGGCCTTACGGTATTCGCCGCCGCCGCCGCCTGCTGCCGCACCGGCGTTTCCCGCAGTAGGAGGCGCGGCGCCATTACCGCCGGCACCGATGCCCTCAATGGAATTATTTGCACTGTTCCAATCTGACGGGACGTTCCAGGTCGCACCGGAAACCAGGATGATTTGCGTCATGCGTCGACAGCCGCTCCTGCCACGGACGCGGCGTCCATGGCCCGGATCTGTGCCGCAACGGCCAAGCCGGCAGCCGCGCTCTTTGCTGCAATGGCCGGTCCGGCCAAAGCCAGCAGATCGCGCCGCCCGCCACAGGCCTGGTAATCCGCTCTCGAGACATCGGCCCAAACAGCTCCCTGTGGCGCAAAGGCCGCGTCCGCGAGCTGCGCATCCCGGTCTGGATGGACGATCATCTGAATATTGCCCGCCTGGTCCAGCACGATGCGGGACAATGTCGCCGTCATGATCGAACACGCTCCCAGGTCGCGGAAAGGCCGATATCTTCAAGAGCCCGTATCACGGCACGGTCATGGGCGACTGTGACGCCGCCTCTGCTGGTCAGGGCTTTCACCACCGCTGTCCTGCCATCGACGGATGAATAGGCCACCGCGCAGTCAAACGGCTTGCCGTACCGGTCACAATCCGGGCCTGCGCGGACCACGCCCGACAGATGCTCGACAAAAGCCTGCATCAGCTGAGCTGGAGAATGCCGCTGACCTGGTCCAGATCGACCGTGAATGTATCGGTATTGGCCAGTGTCAGTGCGCTGCCGCGATCCCACCAGCCGATCAGGTTTCCCGCTGCCGGCGTGGAATTGTAAAGCACCGCGAACTGAAATGGACCGACACTGCCCGAAGCCGTCAATGACGGGTCATTGCCGATCAGCTTGTACAGGCCGGCGGATTGCGCGGACGAAGTTATCGTAACCGTCACCCCTCCGGCGCTATAGCCGTTGCCCGCCGAAATCTCCGTGAGGTTGGCCTTCACGGTGTTGCTCTGGCTCGGCGCCGAATTGGTCAGCATGATCTTGAGCACGTCGCTGCCCAGGTTGTGCACTTTGTTGGCGATGTCCGCCACAAAACAATCGAATTTGTTGAAACTGGCCATGGGTTACCTCAAAAGTCGGTGGTTACGTCATAATGGCCTTGCCGTCCCGTCAGGCACGGCAGCTCACTGCGCAAACGTGATTGCTCGCCTGGCACGGGATCGGCATTGCAGATGTCATCCAGCGCCGCGCTGAACAGTGTTCCCCAGGTCGCGGTCCTGGTATCGTCCTTCAGATAAGGTGCCGACTGCACCAGCGCACCATAAAGATAGGCGTCGGGGTAATCCGTGAGGATCCAGTTGCTTGGATTGCCCGCCCCCAGCGCGGGGACTCGTGCAACATAAGTCAGCTCGCCGACATAATCCTTGTCGGCGGCCGGATAGAGCTGAAATTCTCCCCCCACAATCGCGTACCAGCGCGGCACGCCTCGCACACGACCTGCCTGTTTCTGCTGCTGCAGGTTCGACGCATCCAGATAATCCAGCGCGATCTCGGGCTCGCTCTGCAGCACAAAATCGATCGGTCCATGAAAATCCGATGGTGCCGCAATATATTCCGTACCTTGATCGATCTCCGCGTCCGCCCGCTGGATCAGCCGGCGGGGCACCGGCAGCGCTTGCCGCTGCCGCCCGGCAAACCGCCGCGTCATCTGCGCTTCGGCCAACCGGATGAAGTCCGGAATCACCGCCGCCAGGTCCGCGCGATTGACAAAATCGGCAATAGTGGCCTTCAGCCCGTCATAGCTGCCATCCAGCGCCATGTGTTCTCCATCAGATTAGAATTTGTCGAATGCCGGTCAGCCTCGGCGGGCGCCGAATCTCGCTGGTTCAAATCTCACTGGTCTGTGCTAGACCTTCCCCATGCTTGGCCAGGCCGAGAAATTTCAAGCTGGTTGCCGGGGCAAGGGCATTTTGGGCCCGCGTGAGCATTTACGCGGCCCGCTTGCGGTAGTATTCCCGGGGGCTGGGCTGGCCACCTTTGGGAACCATCTGCAGCGCAGTGAAGTGGTCGAGGAATAGGAAGAAAAATCGAAATGAATGTGGTCAGAAGAATTTTAAAAACTGTCGTGCCAGAACCCATTAAGCGCGGCTTGATAAGACCGGTATTGCGACATGTTGAACTATCCAGGGCCACAAAAACATTGCGCGAATTCTATTTTGGGCGGCAACTCAGGGCACTAAAGCCAACGGTTCTCGCGACCGGAGAAACCCACAATTTTACATATGACCTTACAAGCGAAAATCTTCGTTACCTGGCGGAAACCATTGCTGTCGCTACGGGAAGATCCCCTGCAGAAATCGAGGGATATATCCAGGAAGCGATAGGCGACAACGAACTGCGTACGTATTTCGACACAAAAATGGCGGCGCACGAGGGTCAAAAATCGCCCAAAAACGTCAAATCGCCTTTTGGGCGTCGGTTGGGCTGGTACGCCGTGGCCAGAGCCCTGAAGCCGCAGATCGTCATAGAAACCGGCGTGGAACGTGGTCATGGAGCACTATTGCTTTGCGCAGCGCTGCTGCGAAATGCAGAGGATGGATTTCAGGGGAAGTATTTTGGCACTGACATCAATCCCCAGGCTGGATGGCTTCTATCAGGCAAATACTCCGCCGTGGGAAAAATCCTGGTCGGAGACTCCATCACAAGCTTGCGGGAATTTCCGCAAGCCATTGATCTTTTCATCAACGATAGCGATCATTCGGCCGAGTATGAGGGCCGGGAATACGAAGTCATAGCATCGAAGCTCTCTCCAAAAGCCATTGTGCTGGGCGACAATGCTCACGTCACGGATAAGCTCGCCATCTTTTCGAGAAAGGCCGGGCGCAGCTTCGTCATGTTCCATGAAAGGCCTGAAGATCACTGGTATCCTGGAGCTGGGATCGGTATTTCATACCCCCCGAGGGAGCGAGCACAATTCTAGGTAAACGCGGGCAGTTCCCTACTTCGGGAAAAGGACAGCGGCGCCGGTGCTGCCACCGGCGCCGCGCCGTTTAGTTGTTCGCCAGCCGGCAGGCCAGCTGCGGCCTGACCGTCTTGTAGCCATACAGGACATCGATACGGCAAGGGAACTTGTCGTTGGTGATGTCGTATTGGCGCACGATGCGCATGGTGATGCCGTCCAACACTTCCCGCGCCGCAAAGTCCACGCCGCGCGGCAGCACCAGGTCGGCGGTCGCGAAGGCAAAGGCCGATTTGTGGTAAGACAAGGACAGGCCATAGGGCGTTGAGAGGTTGCCCGCCACAGTCACTGCCTTGCTGGCGCCGGGAGCAGAAATGAAGATGTTCTGCGTCGCGCCGGCGGCAGAGATCGGGGTCGGAGAAACCGCAACCGATGTGGTGGAATCCGCGGTCACCACAAACTGCTGCAACTGGCTGGTCACCGCCTTGGTTTCCGGATGCACGCGGAATACGCCGGCGATGGTGATGACATCGCCCTTCTTGAACGTGCCGGTGCCGGTCGAAACCGTGATGGTGGGCGTACCCGATATGATGCCGCTCGAGGTATTGCAGAGATAGCCCGCCGCATCGCCCCGGTTCTGCACCGGCCACAAGGTGTTTTCCATGAAGTCGAAGCCTGCTGTCCGGCCCATATAGCCTTCGCGGTACTGCTTGGCGATATTGGTCGAATCCTGGAACAGGCCTTTCAGCTGGTCCACCAGGTCGACATTGTCCTGGGTGTTGAGGTTGCAGGTGCGATCGCCCAGCGGCGCCAGATTGTCCACCAGGATCTTGCGGGAGTTCAGCACCTTGCTGAGGGTGATGACCGAGCCCGTGTTGCTGACCTGGTTGTAGACATCATAGACCATGTTCATCGCATCTGCCTCGATCGCGGCCGCCAGCACCGACATGGCCGGCTCCAGCACACGGTCCGAAAAGTCATCCAGGCTCAAGGTCAACTCGTTGGACGAGAAATTCACGTCCACACCTTTCTGGGTTCCGACCTGCAGGCTCACCGATTGCTCGGTCGTGTCCTGGTAGCTGGAAATCTGCGCACCGCTGCGCACGGTGTACTGGTTGGGCAGCCGGATCTTTAGCGTGTCGCCGATCTTGGCGCCGTCCTTGGCAAAGCTGTCGTCATAGTCGCGATTGATCGAACCGACGAAGTTCAGCTTCTGGTGCAGGACCATCAGCGCCTTGCGCGTGACCTGCGTGGGGGTAAGCAGTGAATTGGCCATTGGGGTCCTTTGATTGTTTGGTTAGCGTCTGCGCATCCGCTCGCGCTCGCGCCTGGCCCATTCCTCGGCGCTTAGCGCGTCGCCGCTGGAATCGGTGGTACGGCGCGAAGCCGTTCCCCCTCCTCCGCCGACGCGTGTCACCGGACGGGCCGCCAGCGCGGCATCGAACGTCTGCTGGGTCTGTTTCTTCTTTTCGGCTTCGTCGAACAGGTGCGCCTTGTGCAGAAGCTTGACGAAAACCGGGTTCTGGAGTGCCGCCCGGGCGATCTCCGGACGGGAGAGGCCATGGGCGGTGCCATACTGCGCCAGCTTTGCGTCAAGCTCGGGCGACCAGTCCGCGATAAGCCGCGGAAGATGCGCGCTGACCTCATCCACCCGCCTGGCGGTTTCCCGCTGCGAATGGGAGGCATGCTCCTGTTCCTTTTCGGTCCAGGCGCGGGCCGCGCGGTCCCGCAAATGCTTGATCCGTCCCCGATGCTGCCACAGCGCCTGGGCGCGGGCCGGGTCCTTTTCCTGAAGCGTGCGCCAGTCGACCTGATCGAACTGGGCCAGCTGGTCATTCAACGCCACCACCCGCGCCGCATCCAGCATATGGGCGCGCGCGCTGTTCATCTTACCATGATGCGCCGCCGTCTCGGCTTCCAGCGTCTTGCGGGCCTTGGCCACATCCTGCGTCTTGCGGGTATAGTCGGCCTGGCGCAGCAGCGCGTCCTTCAGCTCGGCCGGCAGGCAATAGGCCTTGCCTTCATACTCGACCTCCACCTCCTGCGGCGTCTCGATCTCATCATCTTGCAATAGGATATCGTTCGCGGCCTCGTCGGCCACGTTCTCGATGGTCATGCTCTTTCCTTCGGGTTGGCGACGCGCAAAAGCCATCAGCCGCGCGCGTCGCTCACGGCTGGTCAGAAAAACGAGCGGTTAGGAGTTCTTGATCTGCGCGGGATGTTCCTGGCAGGGGCGGTTGCCCTCGAGTCCAATGAACGTATAGTCGAATGTATTCTGATATGTATCGATGTCCCCGCAATTCGCCCGGATCAGGAGATAGTCTTTTCCCTGCCAGACGATATCAATGGGGCCCTCCAGTCCGGGCGAGATCTGGAAAACCAGATAGTCAGAGGACGGATCGCGATCGCGCGTGATATAGACTCTGTAGAGCCTATTTTTCCAGCTCTCATATCTCACAAGGGTCGCTGTCAGTCCGCCACCCGGACTGTGCAAGGTTTTTTTGACATCCCCTTCTAT